CTCGAGCGATATATGATATTTTTGTGGTCACCCATGTATTTTTGTGGGTTTGTTGGTTTAAATGTGCCGGAATATGCCATAGTTCATAAATAATTGTGTGTATACCGATCCAACGCCGGTGTGGAACGTCAGTTATGAATATATATGTGATTTCTTTTTGTGGATATGATACATAAATAGATTTTATACACACTCTTTTCTAAGAAAAACAATGGCACTTATCACAATACCAACATCTATAGGTGGTTTAAACATTCCCGCAGGAATATTTGGCGGACCTTTAGGTTCACTATATCGAAAAGGTGGACTGGAATATGTACAATATCCAAGAGATTTGGGTAGTGCAACAAAGTCACACTCGATTCTGTTTACGATAGAAGAGATACAAGAAACAAAATTACAAGATGTTGGAGCTTTCTTAAAAAACCTAGCCGGCAAGTTATTTGATACCGATCTCGGTTCGGCTTTTTCAAACTCCGCACAATCTATTGGATCCGGCGCAGCAAGCGCTGCGGGATTTGTGGGTGATGTGGTGTCTGATCCTAGGTCGGCTACTAACCAAGCAATTGACGCATCAATTTCTGGAGGAGAATCTGTATTAAATGCTGTTGGTGGTGGCATAAGAGAATTTACTGATAGAAAAGGTATACCGGTAGGTTATATTGCGCTCTATATGCCGGAGAATTTTAACATTACATCAAATATGGTGTATGATGATTCTACAACAATAGCTTCGGCAGCTGGTGCATTACCATTAATTGGTAGTGTAGTTAGTAAAGTAACTGACAAACTTCAGAATAATGACGCTGCTAAACTTGCTTTAAACAAAGCCGGTTATGTTTTTAATCCACAAAAACAGATGTTGTTTCAGGGTATTGAGTTCAGAGAATTCAATCTATCTTTCACCTTCACACCCTATTCACAAAGAGAAGCGGAAGATGTTAATAAAATTATCAAAATGTTTAGGATGTGGTCGGCACCAAAAACAGCCGCAGCTGGAGCTGGTATGTTCTTCGTTCCACCTGCGTTATTTGGTGTAGAATTTCAGTTTCAAGGTAAAATAAATCCAAATTTACCAAAGTTAGAAAGATGTGTTGTAGAATCGGTTGATGTTAATTATGCGCCAAATGGGTGGGCTGCACACAGTGATGGTGCACCAGTACAAACGACTATGGCAATTCAATTGAAGGAAATCGTACTGATTGACCGTGCAAAAGTGAATGCTGGATACTAAAATGCAATATTTTAATTCTTTACCTAAAGTTCAATATACCAATACAAATGGTGTATCTACAATATACACCAATCTATTGGCCAGAGCAAGCATAATTCCAAATCTGTTGAACAATACATTAAATTTTTATGATTATGACATACAAGACGGTGACACACCGGAAATTGTAGCATACAAATATTATGGCGATTCTTATAGATATTGGGTGGTATTATATGTTAATCAAATGAATGATCCACAATGGGATTGGCCACTAGACACAAATAATTTTCAAAATTATATTGTTAAAAAATATAACACAATACAACAAGCAAAAGACGAGTTACACCATTTTGAAAAAGTTGTGACAAAGACAAATCGAACCTCCGGCACAGATTCGGATATCACAACAACAGTTGATACAACTATCATAAGACTGGGTGACATTGTGTTGGACGAAGGACCACCTTTTGGACAAGTTACAACCTATACATTTGGTACAGAAACCGTTGATGTGATAATAAACCTGAGAACAGTTTCAAATTACACATACGAACTTGAACTGAATGAAACTAAAAGAAGTATAAAATTGTTAAACAAATCATTTATTGACCAATTTGAAAAAGATTTTATGGATTTAATGAAATAATATGGAAGATACAGATGCACCAAATGGTGGTTTTTATTATCCACAAGATTTTAGTTTAGAAGCTGTAGATATAACTACAGATTCTGGAAATGTATATAAACTAAAATATCTTGTTGTTGAATTGTCTTTTTTTGAAGACATATACGCTTTTGCGTGTTCAGGTAATGTAGTGTTGCGTGATGCTGTTGGTTTAATTGAGAAGCTTAAATTAGATGGTTCTGAAATAATTGAAATTACTTATGGTAAAACAAGCTCACAACAAAAATCTGAAAAAAATTCTAGAAAATATAGACTGTATAAGATTGGTAACAGAAAGCCTTTAGGCAATAAAACAACAGAATTTTTCACAATGTATTTTTGTTCAGAAGAATTGTTTTTATCTGAACAAATAAAAATATCCAAATCTTTTAAGGGCCAAACGATATCTGAAATTGTTGATAGTATATTAAGAGATACTAACAATGGTCTGAAAGTGAACGGATCAAAAATACAGAAAATTGAAAATACTTATGGTGTTTATGATTTCGTTATACCAAAACTAAAACCATTTGAATCCATTAGTTGGTTATCTACATATGCTAGGCCGGAACGCCGAGACAATAGGGACTCAGGTGCGGACATGTTGTTCTATGAAACTAATGATGGATTTTATTTCCAGTCATTACAATCTATGTTTACGGCAACACCATATGCAACTTACAAATATCAACCGTCCAATTTAGACTTCAAAAATAGTTACGAGAATAATTTTAATATTATAGACTATGAATTTATGAAAACTTATGACACACTTGATGCAACAGCTTCTGGTATATACGCAAACAGATTGATAAGTATTGATCCGTTGTTGAGAAAAAGGACTATTACCGATTTCAATAAAGACAAATTGACTGGTTACTCAAACTCTGGATCACCAAGTAATAGATTTGGTAAAAAATTAACAGATATGTATGATAGTTCGTTAAAACTTGCTTTCAGTAATTCTAATCAAATTAACAGGCCATATATAAAGCAAGGCGAAAGTCAAGTTGGAAAAGATATTTTTATAGAAACTTCTGTGCCAAACAGGTCAGCACAAATTGCTTTGTCTAACTACACAGTGATGAAAGCAATAATACCTGGAGATAGTACCATAACAGCAGGAAGAACTGTTAACATTTTACTCTACTCATTACAATTTGGTGGCGATGCGGAGAATGCAACCCGAGCACTCGATACATATTTTTCTGGGATATATTTGGTGACAGCTGTTCGACACATCATACAAACACAAGGTGTGTATCAAACAGTTTTGGAATTGGCAAAAGAAAGTTTGAAATCTAGTTATGAAACGCAGGGAAATTCAGGAAATTTAAATGAATAATTTTATTGGTAAAGATGGATTTATTTGGTGGGTTGGTGTTGTTGAAGACAGAGCAGACACACTGGCTTTAGGCAGGTGTAAGGTACGCATATTCGGTTGGCATACAGACAATGTTATGGATTTACCGACCAAAGATTTACCTTGGGCTTTACCAATATATCCAATAAATAATTCGAAATCGTTTTCAGCACCAAGACTTGGTGACTGGATAGTTGGTTTCTTTATGGATGGAGAATCCGCACAAGCACCTGTTATGATGGGTGTTCTACCTGGAATACAAGCATAATGGCAACACATAGTTTACCTCGGACTAGTAATCAAAATTTGAGACCATTATTTACTAATGATGGTCCAACATCTGGCAATCCAACAATACCAGCATTAGCTCGAGGTGTTCTTGGAGACACGATGATTGCATTTTCAAATCGAAATCTATCACATGTTTGTGATTTTGTTGGTGAAATGCAAAAAAATATTGCATTGAAAAAGTTTCTTAAAGCTGTTGCGGATAAAATAAGAGAGGGTATACGTGCAATCATGTTAGCTTTAGGCTTAGAACCAACAGGAGTGTACTCTGAGCTGATAGATAAAATGAAAACTATAACTAGGTTTTTAAAACGTGTGCAAAAAGAAATATTAGAACCAATTTTAGATTTTGAGAAATATGTTCTGGCTTTTATTACAAATGTACGCGCAATAATTCAATGGATTCTTGGACTACCAGCAAAACTTTTGGCTTTGTTGCAAGACTGTTTAAATAGATTACTAATAGTGATACGTAATGTGTTCCTTGATTTTTTTGAACAGTTGACAGTTGATACCGGTGTGGGTGAGGTGATTGCTGCAGGGAGAGAACTTGCAACAGAAGCTTACCGAACAGTTAATTTGACTGCACAAATAGCTGTTACTGCGGTGGCTATTGTTGGATCAGCTACGGTTGGCCTTTTAAATCCTGTAAGTGAATCTGAGTTAATAGAAGCAAACAGAACAATTGATAATTATACAAGTAAACTGCCGACAGCAGAAAGTGTTGCTGCGGATACTGCACCACAAGACCAAAAGAAATCGGCACCCTAAACTATGAGTGATATAAAATTCTCCCCTTCAGATAACTTATGGACAGAACCAGAGTCTGCGGCCAATACAGATTATCAACCAACTTATCCATACAATAGTGTAACACAAACGGAATCAGGTCATACATTTGAGATGGATGACACACCAACCCGTGAACGCATACGATTGAACCATCGGTCTGGAACATTTATTGAAATGCATCCTGATGGTGATGAAGTACACAAGGTGTATGGTGATGGATACGAAATCACTATAAAGAATAAGAATGTAATCGTTAAGGGAACTTGTAATCTAACTGTAGAAGGTAATTACAACATCGATGTACTGGGTGATATGAATACTCAAGTTGCAGGTGATTATAATGTTCTTGTAAAAGGTAGAACCAACGTAAGGTCACACAGGGATATATCTATTTCGGGTGACGATGATGTTTCGATTAGCGCAAATGAGAATTTTGGAGGAGCTTTACGATTATCTGCTGCGGACCACTTTCATCTTGCTGCTGATTTGGTAGTTTCCGGCTCAATTAGTGCAGACTTTATAAGTTCTTCAACAAGGGTAAATGCAGGCACTGGTGTATATGCTGGACCACTAGGATTCGTTTCTAGTTTAGGTGGTTTATCGTTAGGTGTGCCAAGTGCAGTTGCACCAATTGCAGTTCCTGGTTGCATTAATACAGTAGGACCAATCTCTTCATTAACGGCAGTGAATGCACCACTTGCAAACTTTGCATTGGCACAAATTGGTATTATGGATGCAGTTTTAATGACAGATATTATAAACTCATCAATTTTTTCCTCACACATACATGTGGCTACAGGTCCTTTTGCACCAACTACGCCACCATTAACTCCATTCTTGGGTTTATAATATGACAACTGTAAATAATGCTTCCGGAATTTATTCGTCTTTGGGTTACAACTTTGATGATCCAAATGGTGCTATAACCACACTCTCAGCCGACACACAAGAACACTTGAATACTATGCCGGCTTTTATTACCACTTGGCAGGCACAAGACATTGCTAACAATGATGTTGGTGGTTATTATCAAAATCCGATGCAGACTAGTGCAATGTTGGTTAGAACAGCAGCAATAGAGTTATTTACTTTAGCTAATGGTGTGATAAATCTAGCAAATGTGGCCAGTACTTCATGGGCATTGTCAAACACTGCAAATGCATTCCTACAACACACCAATAGAATATCTGGTGTAACAGCGTTTTCGGGTGACAATTCAGTACCACATTTAGATATAGCTATGAGTGCTGGTAAAACTGCACTGTATATTACAAATCAAACTGATGGTATAATTGACACCTCTCCAATTTTAGGAAGTTTCACCAGTCTTTTTATTAAACCACAATTAGATGCAAATACACAAACACTGATACAAATCATATCAAATTTGAATATAGCAAACACAATTTCAAACACGCAACCATACACTTCCAATTTGGCCGGCTCGCTTGCACAGAACGTAAATTCTTTTATGAATCAAATGAATACTTTTATGACTTATAGACAAACTAGTGATGTGTCATACTATCAAAATTTGACGGCATTCATTGAAAAGTACAATCAAACAAAAAAGTTCAATAGTATGGGTCAGTCGGAGAACTATCTTGTAATGAATTACATCGGTACAGATAAAATAAAGGCTAGAATTTCATAATTGCCGAAATTTTCGAATTTTTCGTTCCGGCCTAAGAATTTTTTGCGCGAGATTCAAAAGTCCAATAAAGCGCTTTACTCCTACACATAAATAAAAGATGGCAACATTACAAAAGATTTATTCGGACATAGATTTCACACTCGCAAAGAGACCTGTGGTGGGTGATATTGCTTTGAGTTATGATTCCCAAGCAATTATACGTTCGATAAGGAATATATTACTCACAAAGAGGTATGAAAAGTTGTTCGATCCACAGTTTGGGTCAAATATAGACGCTTTGTTGTTTGAAAACATATCTAGCATTACAGCTTCTGCTTTAGAAAAAGAAATTTCTTTTGCACTGACGAATTATGAACCTAGGGTGAGTATTCAAAGTGTTGTTGTTTCGTCTTTTCCAGAAAAAAATGGTTACAGCGTGACTTTAACTTTTTACCTGGTAAATGCAACGCAACCAACTACAGTAACAGTCTTTTTAGAGAGAAACAGATAAAATGGCAGGTGCTAATTCAAATTTTAACATAACCGAACTTGATTTTAATAATATTAAAACCAGTTTGAAGAATTATATGAAGGACAATGGCGTTCTTCAAGACTATAATTATGAAGGCTCTGCAATATCCACACTGTTGGATGTTTTGGCATACAACACTCAATACAATGCATACTATTTAAATATGGTAGCTAATGAGATGTTCTTAGACACCGCACTACAAAGAAATTCTGTGGTTTCACAAGCAAAATTGTTAAACTACATACCAAAATCTGCACTTGCACCATCTGCAACCATCAATATAAGAGTAAATGAAGTTACAGATACCTCTCTGACATTACCAAAATATACAAACTTTTTATCTGAAGCCATTGATGGTGTGAATTATAATTTTGTCAATACAGACGCAACTACAGTGAATGTTGTAAACGGTGTTGCAAACTTTGATAATATCACACTTAAACAGGGCACTTCAACCAATTACGCATACATTGTTGATGGTGGAAATACAACTCAAAAGTTTAAATTACCTGAGTTGAGTGTTGATACAACGACTTTGTTGGTTTCTGTACAAGAATCCACAACAAACAACTACACACAAACATTTTCACCTGCGTACAACTTTTTGACATTGGACAACTCATCATCCGTTTACTTTCTACAAGAAGGTATGAATGGTTTCTATGAAATTTACTTTGGCAATGACATACTTGGTAAAAAATTAAATGATGGTAATATCGTTATTGTATCATACATCAACACCGGGGGTGTGAGTGGTGCAGGTGCAAACAATTTCGTATTAATGAATACGATAAATGGTTATTCAAACACCGTCATAACACCAATCACATCGGCAACTCAAGGTTCTTCGAGAGAAACACTCGATTCTATTCGTTTCCAAGCACCAAAATCATATTCAGCACAAGGGCGTGCTGTTACCAAAGATGATTATGTTACCGCAATTCAACAGAATAATTTAGGTTATTCATTCGATGCGGTAAATGTTTGGGGTGGGCAAGAGAATGATCCTCCAGTTTACGGACAAGTATTCATCAGTATGAAACCAACCGGTGCATACACAATGACACAAAACCAGAAAGTTAAATTGGTGAAAGATGTTCTCAGACCAATATCTATGATGACAATAGAACCAACTATTGTTGATCCAGACTATACATACATTCAAATAACTGCGAATGTGTTGTATGATCCTAAAAAGACAACATCGACAGCAGCACAAATTAAATCTGCGGTAAGAACAGTTATCAATAATTATGCAAAAACAACTCTGAATACATTTAACTCAACGTTTAAGTCTTCAGAATTCAACAACAGAATTAATTTGGTAGACTCATCCATTATAACAAATGAAATTTCTATACACCTGCAAAAGAAATTTTATCCAAATCTGAGTACACCAACAACATATAAACTATATTACGGTGCACCTTTGGCCAGAGGTATGTTTTTAAGTGGTATATTGAGTTCTCCAACCATTGTGTATAGAAATCCACTAAACTTGGCACAAACTATTGACGGGTTGTACATTGAAGAAGTTCCTTCCTCAACAGGAGGTGTTGAGAGTATCACTGTCACTAATCCCGGTTTCGGTTATCAGTATCCACCAACAATTGAAATATTAGGTGATGGTTCTGGTGCAACAGCTGAGGCAGTGATTACAACCAATGGTGTTATTCGATCAATAAATGTATTGACTCCAGGTACAAACTATACATCAGCTATCATCAAGATTACAAATTCAAGTGGAGACACCACAGGTTCTCTTGCGGCTGCGACTGCATCACTTGAGGGGCGATATGGTACACTAAGAACATACTTCAACGACACACAAAATGTGAAAACTGTTTTCAATAGTAATGTAGGTACAGTTGACTATAACCTAGGTATAGTAACATTGAATGCACTTTCTCCAATAAATGTCAATAATGAATTGGGACAATTAACACTATCTGCTAATCCAACATCAACAATCGTGTCATCTTCTTTCAATAGAATAATTACAGTTGATGAGTTTGATCCACAGGCTATCATTGTAAATGTAACTGCTAAAACAACATGATAGAAAACGGACACCTAACCTCTGCACTGGTACAGAATCAGTTACCAGAACACATTCGGGATAATCCGGAGTATAGTAATTTCCATGAATTTTTGCAAGCATATTACCAATGGATGGAACAAACAGGTAAGGTTTCGGATAGGTCACAGAATTTATTAAATTATAAAGACATTGATTCTACAACAGATGAATTTTTGGACTATTTTACAAACGAATTTCTGCCGTTTTTTCCAAAAGATACTCTATTAAGCAAACAGGAATCCATTAAAGTTGCAAGACAATTGTACCAGACAAAAGGTACACCAGCATCTTATGAGT